CCGATGATGCTAACGCAATCCAAAACACAATTGTGGATGCCAAAGGCGATCTCATTGCAGCAAGCGCAGCTGATACACCTGCTCGCCTTGCAGTAGGCGCGAACGGCGAAACTCTTGTAGTTGATAGTTCCACATCAACAGGCTTGCGCTATCAAGGTTCAATGGCTGGCGGTCGTAATGGCTGCATCAACGGCGCATTTGATGTGTGGCAACGAGGCACATCATTTTCAATTCCTGCTTCAACTGGTGCTGCTTATTATGCAGACAGATTTATGATTTCAACGGCTGCAAATCAGGCAATAACAATCAGCCGACAAGCAACTGGCGATTCGACAAATCTGCCATTTATTCAGTATTGCGCGAGACTTCAGCGCAATTCAGGTCAAACTGGCACAACATTGTTAAATTTTGCTACAACCTTTGAGACTTCTAATTCAATTCCTTTTGCTGGTAAAGCAATAACAGTTTCTTTTTATGCCAGAGCAGGTGCAAATTTTTCTGCTGCTTCATCTCAAATTGGAATAACCGTAGTAAGTGGCACAGGAACTGACCAAAATGTTTATACAGGTTTGGCAGGTACTGCATCCATAATTGCAAGCGCAGCAACCTTAACAACAACTTGGCAGCGTTTTCAATTTACGGGATCGGTCGCTTCAACGGCAACTCAGATTGCACTTTATACAGGCTTCACGCCTGTAGGTACAGCAGGTGCAAATGATTATTACGAAGTTACAGGTATTCAACTTGAACAAGGTTCAATTGCAACGCCATTTAGCCGAACAGGTGGAAGTATCCAAGGGGAAACTAGCGCCTGCCAGCGTTATTTCCAAAAGTCTTATGACATTACAGTAAATCCGGGAACATCTGCCGCAAATGGTTATGTGTATTCAAATTTGTTATCGGTTGCAAATAACTCTCCATACTTATCAAATCCAATTAAAAGTATGAGAACCGCGCCGACAGTAACAGTTTATGGATACAGCGGAACCGCTGGAACCGTATCTGAAGCATCAACTGGTGTAGATAAGGCCGCAAATACTGGACAAGCAAGTGCCATTGGCACGGAAGGTTTTATCGTAAGAAACGGCAACGCAACCACACAAACATTTACACAAGGCGCAATCTACCAATACACAGCGAGTGCGGAGTTATAAAATGGAATACACATACGAAATCATAGACACAGGCTTAGATAAAATTGTTTTGCGTTCAGACGGGGCTTGTATTCCAATGGACGAAGCTAATTCTGATTATCAGCGATACCTAAATCCTGACAAAGTGGAACATTTGACGGAGATTGTGCCGGGTGATGAGTAATTTCCCACAAGGCACATTGCCTCGATTGATTCAGGTTGCTTTAGCCGAAGTCGGGACAGCTGAAACCGGAAACAATGAGACAAAGTATGGCAAGCACATGAAGGCAGACAAACTGCCGTGGTGTGGGTCATTCATCAATTGGTGCGCTGATCAAGCTGGAGTGGATTTGCCAAATGTGGTCAGCACTCGGGCCGGAGCTGATGCCTTCAAGAAAATGAAGCGATGGCACACCGAGCCACAGATTGGCGATCTTGTTTTCTTTGATTTCATTATTGATGACAAAACAACGATCAATCACATTGGTTTAGTGATCCGGGTTTCAGACAAACAGATTGTGACCATTGAAGGCAACACCGGCGATAGCGATCAACGCAATGGCGGCGAAGTCATGGTCAAATCACGAGCTTTGGGAGCAAGGTCATTTGTAGTCGGTTACGGCCGACCAACTTATGGCGCGTTTTCCGGTGATTTGCCGGATCGACCAAAAGGAGAAAAATAATGGATCAATTTAAAGCTATGGCAGCTTCATGGGCACGCAGCTCAATTGCTGGAGCCTTGGCTGTTTACATGACCGGAAACACAAATCCCAAAGATTTGGCCATGGGGTTGTTTGCAGGCGTAGTGCCTTTGGCAATGAGATGGGCCAATCCTAACGATGTAAGTTTCGGCAACAAAAAGTGAGCGTGGGCGAATGGACGGCTGTTGGTGGACTTGTCATTGCAATACTGGCAGCCATCTATTCGTCAATGCGAGTGATAGTCAGATCGATCATGAGCGAGCTTTCACCGAATTCGGGATCGAGTTTGAAGGATCAAGTCTCACGGATCGAAGCGAGACTGGATCATCTATACACAAAGCTCATCGATTCCGATCATAAAATTATTTGATTTGTGTATTAGACACGCCGTGATTTAGGCGTGAATCTTGAAAATGTCAGATAAGCCTGTCATTCTCTGTTTTGGGAGCAGATCAGCTGTTCCCAGAATCGGGAGCAACAAAATGAACGAATTATCAATTGTGATCTTTATGGTCATTGCTGGCGCATTGTGGGCTGTTATGGCTTATTCAGTTGGATTTAAACAAGGCGAAAGAGAAGGCTTTTTAAAAGGCCGCGCAATTAGCCGCCATGCATCAAGCCGGGTGAACTCATGATTCTTGAAAATTATGAATCGGTTGCAGAACGCATTGAGAAGTTTTGGAATCACTACTTGGGCATCGGCCGCATTGATACAGAGCTTGTTTATCAAGACGGCACGCGCTACATCGTTAAGGCTTTTGGCTACCGGGAAACAACAGATTTGGTGCCATTTGCCACAGGATACGCCGAGGAGATTCGCAGCAATGCAAACCGCCATCCCATCGAAAATGCCGAGACAAGCGCAATTGGGCGCATGCTGCATGCAGCTGGGATCAGCAAATTCTCTGATGGCATTGAACGCAGCTCGTTGGAGGAGATGAGAAGCTATCAAAACAAACTTTCTGTGGTTCCATCAATTGCTGAGGCTGAATTGACTGTCAAAGAATCACGCGATCCATGGAGCTTTGGATCAGCTTTGGAATCAACCGAACCGGCCATCGTTGCAGGTGCAACCGATACCGGAGCGGTGCAATGTAAGCACGGTTTTATGAATCACAAATCCGGGATTGGTAAGACTGGCAAACCGTACGAAGGTTATGTGTGCCCGGAGACTGATCGCAATGCACAATGCAAGCCGGTGTGGTTATGAGCAACTTTTCAGAAATTATCAATATCAAAACAATGACTGGCATATTGCTGCTTAATGGCGAAGTGGTACAAGAGTACAAAGTCGAAAAGTGCGACAAATGCCAAAGGATTGAGAAGCTAGACAAATTCGGCTATCAAAAAAGCGATCCGGCAATGAACCTCATTTGGTTTTGTGGTGAGTGCCGATGATTACTCATTTGGATGAAGTGCTGTGCATGGTGCAAGCAATCCAACATTGCACCAATCGACCAGCTGATCACCCGATGCGCTTTCAACGCAATCTGTCATGGTTTGAATATGTGGCACAGATGGCCGAATCGATGGCAGCTGAATGGCTAGTGGCCCGGACATTGGGTTATGACTACTCACCGGGCATCACATGGGATAAAAGCAAAGCCGATGTGGGCAATAACATTGAGGTCAAATGGTCAGCCAATCCCAATGGAAATTTATGGATTCAGGATTCAGATCGCCATGATCGCGACATTGCCGTGCTTGTCACAGGCCAGCAATCTAAGATGAAAATCATTGGCTGGATACCTGTAGCAATTGCCAAAAAGCCTCGATACCGAAACGCATCACAGAACAATTGGCCGGTGCCTCAGGTCAATCTGCAACCCATCGAGACTTTACAGAGGAGCAATTATGCACATCCTTCTCTTTGATTGCTCAATCTGTTCCAAGCTTTATGGCAAACCTAAGCAACGGCATGGCCTTAAGAAAGGTGCCGAACTGACAGAGCATGAATGGTTTGCTCAATGCATGAGCTGTGGAACATTTGGCATAAAGATCGTTGATGACGCAAGGATTGTGGAGTTAAGCCAATGAGAAAGTTATCCACATCTATTATCCACAGGCTGTGCGCAACGCCCAACAGCGCGCTCAATGTTGCAATATATTTGCGTGCTTCGGTACGCTCCATGCTCGTGGGCGAGCCGCTTTGGCGGGTAGCTCGCAAGCGATGCTTGGTGCTATTGGCCATGCTATTTGTTGTTAGCACAACACCGGCTAATGCCACAAAAGATGCAACAACATCGATTGATTCATTGAAGGTGTATGCACACTCAAGGATCATTAACTACAAACAATTCCAATGCTTCAATCAATTGATAACAAAGGAATCCAATTGGCGTATTGAAGCTATAAATCCAAATGGTAATCACTTCGGCTTAGGTCAAATGCGTAATACAAAATACAGAAACCTTGATGGCTATCGAATGATTGACTGGAGCCTTCGCTATATTGCACACAGATACAATGGCTCAAGCTGTAAGGCATTTGCACATTGGCAGAAGCATGGGTGGCATTGATGTCAAAAGCATGGCAAGGTGGATCGACAAGGCGTTGGCGTAAGATTAGAGAGATGGTGTTGAAGCGTGATGGTTGCTGCCAGCAATGTGGGCAGACCGAAGGTTCCATGCATATTGATCACATCATCCCGAAGCGACTTAACGGCGGCGATGAATTGTGGAATTTAAGGCAATTATGCCAAAACTGTAATTTGAGCAAAGGTGGGCGTTTTTTTGAAACGGATAGCACACCCCCGACTCTCCATGGGT